TAGATGACAAGGCGTTTGTAAAATATAATTCTACTAGTGGAACTTTTGATGACTTCACAACGGTTCCAAATCTTCACAAAGATATTGATGCTGTTTACAGACCCGACTACACAAACTTCCACATTAAAGCATCGAATAATTCACTTATTCAATTAGTCTCAATCTTTGCGATTGGTTATGCAAATCAATTTGTAGTTGAGTCTGGTGGTGACTTCTCTGTTACTAACTCAAACTCAAACTTCGGTCAGATTGCTCTTGTATCAAAAGGATATAAAGACAATGTATTCTCCCAGGATGATGTAGGTTACATCACACAAGTTATTCCTCCAAGAAAATTAAGACCTGAAGTTGCAACGATTGAATTCTCATCCATTGATATTACAAAAACAACTTCTGTTGCGAATACATCAAGACTCTATCTTTATGAACAGACAAACATTGATGAGCCACCAATCACCACTATTCAGGGTTATAGATTTGGTGCTAAGAAAGATGATGAACTGAAAGTTATTATTCCAGAGTCTGGTACTCCCACAAACTTCCGTGCCAGAATTGTGATGGCAGATACAAATTATGCTACGAAGAAAATTTCTTCTAAGAAAATAGGAAGAGTTGGAAGAAATGTGTCTACTGGTAATAGTATTACAAATAACACACTTACCTTAACTGAGAGCCACCAGTTTATTCAAGGTGAATCTGTCAGAGTTATTTCAAATGATGGTAGATTACCTGATGGTCTTGAACACAATAAGGTTTATTTCTCAATCGTAGACGGTCTTGCTGATGATCAAATTCAACTAGCACAGACCCTTAATGATTCTCTTACTGGAAATGATATTGGTATTAACAATCTTGGAGATACTTTGATTGTTGAAAGTAGAGTAAGTGATAAATCTGCTGGTGATATCGGTCACCCCATTCAGTATGATACTACTGAAAATCAGTGGTATGTAAATGTATCTGGTGCTTCCACCGAAAATAACATTTACGCCAAAGTAACTGGTGGTGGTTTGGGTGATGCATCACCAAGAACATTCTTTGAGAGACAAGTTGATACGAGACAGTCATCTGATAGAATTCACCAAGTAAGATTTGTAATTCCATCATCAACTGGATCTGATTCTGCAAGACCACCACTGGATAGTTATATCTTACAAGAATCTGGTGATGTAACTGGTGCAACTGATACTGAAGTGGCTCTTGAGTTCAACCCAGGATCTGTTGACATGAGCAACGATGCTCAGTTGAGAAACTTCAGTTTCATCTCTGATGCAAATTATGTTTCGGGTATTGCTTTTTACAGCACTGAAAAACCACACGGTCTTTCAGTTGGATCGACTGTAGAAATCAATAATATTACTAGTTCCCTGTTCCCAACTGTTGGTGTTGGTAACTCTGGTTATAACGGAACATATGAAGTCACTGGTATCACAAGTGCTAAGACATTCACTGTTAATCAGATTCAATCTAGTCCTGGAACTTTTACAAACAATACGTCTCAGAGAACAACATCTCTTCCAACATATAAGAGAAAAAATTACGTTGGTAATTATTTCTGCTATGATGTAACAACCATTAATGACTATAAAAATGGTGAACAAGATGGTATCTATTATCTGAGTTTGATTAATGCAGATCAAAAACCATCTGTTGCACCTTTCAATACTGAGGACTTTGCTTTCCCTCAACCAGTCAAACATCTTTATCCACAACTTGACAGAGATAATCCTACATCAACATCTGAATCATCTGCATGTCACGCTCTCCCAAATAATATTGGTGAAGTTAAAATCAATGAACCCACAAAGAGTATCACTGGAGAAACTTTAGAAGAACTTTTCTCAGATACTGGTATTGGTGTCGGCATCACTGATATTGTCTCAAATAATGTTGGTACAGCATATACAATCTTTACAGATATTGAACATGGTTTAAGTAGAATAACAAGACCTGTTATTGACAATGTTGGTGCAGGTTACGGTGACGGTTCCTCTACCATTCAATACTATTACAATGCCAAACTTGAGAACACTGGTGCTGGTTCACTTGGAAGACATGCTACCGCATTAGTCACTGTAGATGGAACTAGTTCTAGTGAAATTATTGACATCGCCATCATGGATGGGGGTAGTGCTTTTGTTGAAGGTGACACCTTTAGAGTTGTTGGTATTGCAACAACCACTGGATTTACAGTCGCAACTGGTTCTGTAAACAGAATCTATGATAATAGAAACGATACTATCAATATTACTGGTATTAATGATTTCGATGGTAGAAGGTTCAATACTCAATATAGAATTACTTCTATATCTGGACTAAAAGAATTTGAAGTGGAACCTCTTGACGCAGAGTCTCCAGGTATCACAACAAGTGGTCTCGGTATTGATGTTTGTAGACCAGGTGCATTCTCTGTCATGGGTCCTTCTTATGATACCTCAAGTTTCGTATATAATAAGGATGTTGGTCTTGCAACGGTTACAACTGACTATGCCAACAACTTCCGTGTAAACAACAGTGTAACAGTCAGTGGTGCAGCACAAACATTCTACAACGGTACATTCTCATGTATTGATAAGATTGGTTTGACCACAGTGGTCTTAGACGTTGGTATCAACACTGTCACTCCTGCCACTGGTGGTACCATCAGAATCCATCCTGCAGGTATTTACAATAATGCAGGTGACCTTGTGGTTGGTAATGGTAGACTTCACGGAAGAGAGACTTCAATCTATGCAGGTATCTCTACAACCCTTTCAGCAGCAATCACAAGTAAGACTACGAACATAATTAATGTCAATAACATGACAAATTATGCGTTCCAAATTGGTGATTTCCTTCAAATTGATGATGAAATCATGAGAATCAGTAGAACCGTAAGTAGAACTTCGGGTGATACTGAATTAAGAGTCTTTAGAGGTGTCTTTGGAAGTATTGCAGATACTCACGTTGTTGGATCCGTTGTTAACAGGATTAGATTCTATCCACTTGAATTCAGAAGAAATTCCATTATTCGTGCGTCTGGTCACACGTTTGAATATTTGGGTTATGGTCCTGGTAACTACTCCACTGCTTTCCCAAGTAAACAGACAAAACAATTAACACTTGATGAACAGATCAACGTACAGTCACAAACTATTGGTGGTGGTGTTGTAAACTACACTGGTATGAATGATAGAGGTGACTTCTATATCGGTAATAAGAGAATCGCATCTAATACTGGTAGAGAACAAGTTTATGATACACCAATTCAAACAGTTACAGGTGAAGATCCTTATACTGTAGGTTCGAAGAATGAAACTTCGGAGTTTAACTTTGTTGAAGGTTCTGTTCTGAAAGTTGCAAGAAACTTCGTTGTTGATGGTGGTGACTCTCGTGATATTCTTTCTGAATTCAACGGTCCTGTTCAATTCTCACAAAAAGTTACCAACACGTCTGCAGAGGGATTCGAAGCAAATAGTTTGTTCCTTCAAGGTAATGCGTCTGTTTCTAGACAAATCACTGTCGGTATTGCGACACCATCAAATGCTGGTAACCCTGGTGATATTGTTTACAATGCAAACCCCGAGGCGGGTGGTACGGTAGGTTGGGTTTATACAACTAACAACATGTGGAAGACATTTGGAGATATTAGTAGTTGATTTAAATTGAAATTTGTTCTATAATTATTATATGTGATATGTGAATATGAGTAACATTGAATACATTCCGTTATTTCCTCAACTTGTAACAAGGACCGATACTAACCCTGAATTCTTAGAGTTCAGGGATAAGTTTATTGATTATGCTTACGATCTAAGATCAAAATCTCCTGGTATCAGTAGGTCAAATAAAAATGGATGGCACTCAGATACTAATATCAAAAACGAAGACGATTTCCAAGATTGTATGAGTTTTTTAAAAAAACATATTGGAGAAACAGTCGGTACGATGTTCAAGAGTGGAACAAATGTCACAGTAGATAGTTGCTGGTTGAATATTAACGGTCAGGGTAGTGAAAATGTTTCTCATATTCATCCAGGGAGTCATTTATCTGGATGTTTATGGATTAAAAATACACACGAAAGTGGTAATTTAAAGGCATATAATCAAAATCAATTCAACCATTTTCGTTTACATGGTTCATATTCCGAACAATTTATGAATGAATTTCATAACTGCTCGGGTTATAATTTCAAACCAATTGAGGGACATATGGTCATTTTTCCCTCAGACCTAAGACACTCCGTCCTTGAAAATAAAGATCCATATGATAGAGTGTCATTGGCATTTAACCTTAATGTCAGTTCACCATAAAATAAAGATGAACAATATTGAATTTCCTATTGTTATTGATAATATCTTACCAACGAAAAATTTTTATGCTCTAAGGGATGAGTTTAAATACATTGGGTGGACTCTTAAAAATAGATCTCATACTGATGATGGATATTCATGGGGTTGGAATAAGAATTTAAATAGGGCCAATATATTATGCATATGTGATGCTGCTGGTATAATCAAACTTAAGATACAGAAATACATTAAACAAAATTTGAATTATGTTAGGTCTCATGTAAATGGTCAAACCAGTGGTCAAGGTTCTTCATTTCATATTGATTATAAAGAATCAGGTACTTATACAGTTGTCTTATTTACTGAGGAAAGTTGGAATACTCAATGGGGAGGAGAATTTGTATTTTTTGATAAAGAAAAGAAGGAATACAAATATACAACTTACATACCTAACAGAGGGGTTTTGATTCCAGCAAATTACGAACATTTTGGTGCATCCCCTAATGTACTTACAGATCATTTAAGAACTTCGATTGCATTTTCGTACTGTACAGACGATAGTCTTGATTTGGTAAAGGAGGTAAGAGAGACTCAACATTTTATTACACCCTCACACCAAGGTTGATTACATTAAGTAATAAATAATAATAAAATTTAGTTGGGGGAGAGTGAACCCAAATGGCAATCGATAAGGATTTTGTCGTAAAGAATGGTTTAGAGGTCAACGAAAACCTTCTATATGCAGACGATAGTACAGGTAAAGTTGGTATTGGTACCACTGAGGCTGATAAGAAACTTGTAGTCATTGGCGATGCTGAGGTAAGTTCAAATCTCTCCGTTGGAACTACTATCACTGCACAACGTGGTGTATTTTCTGGTATCGTTACTGTCACCGAGGGATTTGATCTTGGTGTAGGTGGTACATTCTTGTCTGCTGTCAAAGCTGATAAAAAGATTGGTATCAACTCAGCCAATCCTGTATACACACTCGATATCATTGGACCAGTGTCAACTGGTACGACAGCCACATATATCTTTGGTGATCTTGAAGTAACTGGTAATATTAAGGGTACAAATTTACAAGGTCAAATCTCTGCTGGTGGTACTGTCGGGTTTACAAACGTAACAGTAGATAATATCCTTGATGCGAATAATGCGGAAGTATATACCAAATTCAATATTGAAGAGGTTAATTCAAATACCTTTAGATATCTGACAGCAGGTAGTCCTCCTGGTATTGGCTTCACACAGAATACTGATGACCCAGAACTTTATCTTCAAAGAGCTGCCAAGTACGAGTTCCATGTAGATAGTGCTGGTTTCCCATTCTATATTAAGACACAACCAACAGCTGATCTTAATAATCAGTATAATGATGGTGTAACCAACAATGGTGCCCAGGTTGGTGTTGTTACCTTTAAGGTTCCATTCAACGCACCAAACAAACTGTATTATCAGGCATCCAACACCGCTGGTATGGGTGGTACAATCTATATCAATAATGACTACAAGGATCTTGAAGTCGGTGTATTAACAGTCACTCAATTCCTTGATAGTAAATTACGGGCTGATTTTGATAATATCTATGTCTCTGGTATCGGTACAATCAACAATCTAAAGGGTCCTCAGGACTTTAGTGTAAGTGCTGGTATTCTGACAGTTAGACAAGACCAGACCGCTCTGATTGGTGTCTCTACTGGAGCAGACAGAGTTTCTGTTCAAGAAAAATCTGATAATACATTTTATCAATTAGCATTTACCGATC